CCGCCGTCGACGACGCCGCGGTGGCAGGCCGACCGAACTTCGCGCAGTTGCGTCAGATGGAGCTGGAACGGGTTTACGCCGACATCGAGGCTAGGTATTCTCGGCTGTAGTCACTGACCTACCAGCCGTTGTTGACCACTGGGTGGGCCGGCTGTTGCGGGGGATGTGGCGCTCGAGCGATATCGCTGCACGTTTTCGTTCGCGCCAACCCGTAGGAGGAATTTTCCCGCTATGAGTGCAACAGACGCCCTCCTTGCCCGCTACGCGGGCGAGATCGAAGAGCGGCAAACGTTCATGGACGGCATCGTCGAAGCCGCCGAAAAAGACAAACGCGACCTGACCGCCCAGGAGCTCGAGATGCTCGGCCGCACCCGCGACCGGATCCAACAGGTCAACGAGCAGATGGATCCGCTCAAGGAAGCCGCGAGGATCGCCGGCGAGTCGCGGCGGCGCACCGTCGAGATCGCCGAGGAGTTCGAGCGGGCCCGCAACCCCGACCGGCCCGGCCCGGTCGACTATAAGTCCGCCGGCGCCTACGTCCTCGACTTCTGGCGGGCCGGCCTCGGCGTCGAAGACGCCAGCCAAAGGCTCGATCTGTACAACCGGGCCGCCGCCCACCAGACGACCGGCGACAACCCCGGCCTGCTGCCGGAGCAGATCCTCGGCCCTGTCATCAACTTCATCGACGCCGTCCGGCCCATCGTGACCGCGGTCGGTGTCCGCCAGTTGCCGTCCGGCTCCTGGTCTCGGCCCAGGGTCACCCAGCACACGAACGTCGGCCCGCAAGGCGCCGAGAAGAGCGAGCTTGTCAGCCGTAAGATGGTGATCGGGAAGATTCCGGTCAACGCCGTCACGTACGGCGGCTACGTCAACGTTTCCCGACAGAACATCGACTGGACGCAGCCGCAGATCATGGATCTGGTGATCAACGACCTCGCGTCCGAGTACGCGATCGTCACCGAGGCCGCCGCCGGCTCCGCGTTCACGACCGCCGCCACGGCAGGGCCGGTGCTGCCGGCAACACCGACGTCGGCCGACGTCGCCGCAGCGCTCTGGACAGCGGCCGGGTCGGCGTTCGCGGCCGTCAAAGGTCAGGGCGGCCTGATCCTCGCCGTCAGCCCCGACATGCTCGGCCTGGTCGGGCCGCTGTTCGCGCCGATCAACCCGCAGAACGCCCAGTCGACCGGCTTCAGTGCGGGCCAGTTCGGGTCGGGTGTGATGGGCGCCGTGTCCGGGATCGCCGTCGTGATGTCGGCCGGGCTCGCCGCTGGAACGATGCTGGTGATCTCGACGGCGGCCGCTGAAACCTACGAGGACAGGATCGGGTCGCTGCAGGTCGTCGAGCCATCCGTGCTGGGTGTGCAGGTCGCTTATGCGGGCTACTTCTCGCCGCTGGTGATCGAGCCGCTCGGGATCATCAAGATCACCAAGGGGCCGTAGCCATGACCGAGACACTCTGGGACGCACCCAACCAGCAGGTAGTCCGGCCAGACGAGTCGGCGCCGTGGGACGAAGGCACCGGCGGCGGCGCAGACGTCGACGGCGCCCCCGACCAGGGGCCACTAGCCGAGGGTGACCTCGACGCGATGACGAAAGACCAGCTGTTGGCGTACGCGCAGTCGTTGGGTGTCAGCCCCGCCAACGCGGGGATGACGAAGGAAGAGCTGCGGGCAGGCGTCGACGCCAAGCTGGCCGGGGGCGCCTAGGCGATGGCGTACGCGACCGTCGACGAGCTTGCCGCCGCGCTGCGGATCAAGGCCACCGCCGAGAACACCACGGGGCTGCAGCGCTGTTTGGACGCGGCGGCGATCGAGATCGACCAGTCTGTCGACCGCACCACCCCGGTTCCGCCCGCCGATCCGTTGCTGAACCGGGTGAACATCGTCCGCGGCGTCGAATGGTGGAAAGCCAACGACGCCGCGTTCGGGATCGTCGGGTACGACGACACCGGCGCCCTCAGGGTTCCCCGCAACCCGATGGCCCGCCACCGGGCCGAGCTTCTTCCTCTCAAGGAGCAGTGGGGCGTCGCATGACGGTCACGGCCGGCCTGATCGGTCTGACCGATTTACGGGCCAGGGCGGCGGCCGCCCTGGCCCCCACCCTCGACGGCGACCCGGCCGTGCTCGAGGCCCCCGTTGACGCGGTCGACCCGCCCGCGTTGATCGTTGCGTGGGAAGACCCGTGGGTTGAGTTCCAGACGCCGTGTTTCTGGTACGCCAACCTTGTCGTGCTTTGCGTCGCGAGCCGCGTCGAGCCCGCCGCAGGCGTCGAAACGCTGGAGGGGCTGATGGCGTATGTGATCAGCCGCCTCAGAGACGACCCGAACAGCTGGCCGATGGCGTCGACGACCGCGCCGAGGCTGTTCGAGATCAACAACATCCCGCTCCTCGGCGCCCGGCTGGTCTACCGGGCACCCGTCACGTTCTAAAGGGAGGTTCCTACATTGGCAACCAGCACACCGGAGGAGGTAGTCCCGATGGCGACGGCAGTTGAGCCGCACCCGCTGATCCTCGACAACGCCGGCCTGAAAATCTCGAAGGACGGCACCACCACAAGCCTCACGGAGCTTGCCTGCTCCACGTCGCATGTCGAGCTGACCCCCGACGTCGCGATCACCACGTTGGACACGTTCTGCGGCAGCCGGGACTACCCCGGCAACGTCAAATGGAGCCTGATCGCGACGCTGTACCAGTCGTTCGACGTCGGCGCCACCGAAGAGGTTCTTTCGGCGGCGGTGGCGAGCGGGGTGCCGGTGCCGTTCCAGCTCGTCGGCCGCCGCGACACCGCCGTCTCGCCGACGAACCCGATGTGGTCGGGAACCGTCATCCCGAAGCCGTATTCGCCGATCAACGGCGACGCCGGCGACGCCTCCACCATCGACCTCGAGTGGAGCGTGGTCGGGACACCAACGAAGAACGTGGCGCCGGTGCCCTAGTGGCGTCGCGTAAGCCGGTCATCTCGGTCGACGTGAAAGGCCTGTCGCAGTTGAAGGCCGGGACTGAGGTGCTGACCGAACGGATCGGCGAAACCGCGGGGGAGCGGCTGGGCCGGGTCGCCGACCAGGCCGGCGGCGACGTCCGCGCCGCCGTCCCACGCCGAACAGGCCGGTTCGCCGCGTCGGTGCAGTCGAAGCTCGCGAAGTCCGAGAAACGCGCGAGCGTCAGGGTGGGTGGCCGGTTGCCGTATGCGGGCTGGTTGGAGTTCGGCGGCACCCGCGGCCGCCCCTATATGCCTCGCGGCCGCTGGCTGTACCCGATCGCGTTGGACGCCGAACCCCAGGTCGTCCATGCCGCCGACAGGGCCGCGAAAGACGAGATCGGAAGGATGCGATGGCCCAAACCAAGAGCGTGACCGTGACCGCCATGCCGCTACCAGAGTCTGTCCGGATCTCCCCGAACATGTCGCTGACCCCGAACGAGATGCGGCTGCTCAAGGAGAAGACCGGCAGGGCGTTGAACGACCTGATCGGCGGCGACATCGACGACATGGACGCCGCCCCCGACCGCATCCAATCGTTGGTCTGGGTGCAGCTCAGACGGGACGGGTGGGAACTCGAGTGGGAACAGGCCGGCGACGTCCGCCCAGAGTTCGGTGAGGTGGTGCCAGACCCTACGAACGCCGGGCCCTCACCGGGCTCATCAGGTTCTGCCGGTTCTGGAACATGACCCCCCGCCAGGTCGACGAGCTGAGCGGCGCCGAATACGAAGCCATGATCGCCTACGCCGTCGCCGAACAACGCGAACACGCAAGGCAGATGAGACAGGCCGCCCGGAGACGCAATGGCTAACCCCGCGATCGTCGTTGACTTCCTCGCGAACACCGCCGGCCTGCAGAAAGGATTGAGGCAGGCCGAAGGCGCAACCAGCTCGTTCGGGTCGAAAATGAAGAGCCTCGGCAAGGCGGGCCTGGTGGGTGGCGCCATCGCCGGCGTCGCCGCGCTCACGGAGACGGTGAAGATCGGGATCGGCGAATGGCAGGAATCCACCAAGGTGGCGGCGCAGACCGCCGCGGTGATCAAGTCGACCGGCGGCGAAGCCGGCGTCACCGCGAAACAGGTCGACGACCTCGCCAACTCGATCATGAAGAAGAGCGGGATCGACGACGAGGCCGTCAAGTCGGGCGAAAACCTGCTGCTCACGTTCACGAACGTGAGGAACGAGACCGGCAAAGGCAACAAGGTCTTTGACGAGGCGACGGGGCTGATGGCTGACATGTCGACTGCGTTGGGGCAGGACATGAAAACGTCGGCGCTCCAACTCGGGAAGGCGTTGAACGAGAAA